CGGTCCTTGCGTTCGACCGCGCAGGTGCAGTTGGGATGTAAGGGCGGCTCGTCCATATCGCCATCTGGCCCTTCAAAGATGTCGTCGTCGTCGATCCAGCCCAGATCGTCGGCGTCGGAGCAAAAGTCGCAGTTGCCGCTCTTGCCGCCATCACCCAACACTAGGCGTTTCATCGGCACTTCGTCATAGTAATATTCGCCTTTGGCTTCGGTATAGCGGCCGTTAGTCTCAAAATGCGCGATGGCTGCATGCGCGAAGTGCGTATGTTCGCCGTGGGCACCGGTTAGCAGGCCGACGATGTTGCCCACCAGTGGACCATGGCTCACGCCGATGACATTGTCCGCTTTGAGCCGCCGGCCCTGGCGCTGCATTTCGGCGAGCGCTTCCTCGGGCGTTGAATCGGGATCGAGCTTGTAGGAACGCGAACGGGCGGCATCGAGCTTTTCCGATACGCGCTTGGCGGTCTGAATCGAGCGGCGCATGTTCGACTCCATCACCAGCATCGGTCCGGAAGTCTGGTGCTTGAGCCACCGGCCCATCATTTTGGCTTGGGCTTTGCCGGTCGAAGTCAGCGGACGGGTGGGGTCGAGCTGGTCGCCGTCTTCAGCTTCGGCGTGGCGCATCAGGTACAGCTTCAATGTGAGACCTCCTTTCCGTTCACGCTCTCTGGCTGGGGCGTGGCCGCTTTATCTTTGATGGCCTCCGTGAGTGCATCCAGGCGCTTCTCGATGCGCTCGCGGCTCTTCGTTTCATGCTGCGCCAGTGCCAACGCGAAGCCCAACGCCCCTAGCGCGACTACCACTTCGCTTACGCTGCTAACGACTTCCACTAGCGTCGGGGCATCCACGATTCATCCGAAAATCTTCATCAGCTTCATCAATGATTTGCGCAATCTTCGCTTTTCTAGTGGAGGATAGTGTTTTCCAATTCTTTTCATCTCCTTTTCCAGATCAGCCCAGGTCGTCTGTAATGGTGGTGGATTGGCAGAATTGGGACGTCTTTTACGAAGGTAAACCCCGTGATTCATCCGAAAATCGCCTTGAGCCAGGCGGCTTTTTCGGGCGGCTTCTTGAGCGGCTCCATCCCGGCCGGCAGCGCTCGCTCTACTCCCGGCGGCTTACGGTTGGCTGCGAGCCGGTCCTGCCGCGCCATCTCGCGCAACTCCTGGGCCGCGGCGCCCAGGCGCTTGGCGCTGAGGATGTCGGCAATACGTTCTACGTTGTCTTCGTCGCCGATGAAGCACCAGGCGAGAACAGCGTGAGTTTGGGTGTGGATGACTTCGACGAGGTTGCCGGTGCGCTTCAGGCGGACGTTGGGCTTGTCAGTCATTTCGGAAAGTAATCAATGCGTTCTTGAAGGACTCCTTCATACTGAACCATGATGTCGAACTGACGGCGCATGCGCTCCTGTTCGTCATATGGAAGGCCACGAAACACAGGACTACTGCCAATGAATGCACCCAATCTTTCGCGTTTAACCGTCAGTTCTTTCAACTCATCAACAACTCGATTTTGGTAGGGTTCCATTATGTTTTCCCATTCCCTATCAGCGCCGCCCGCTCCCGGATCTCCCGCAACACCACCAATGCTTCCTTCGCCGCACCCGCTCCCGGCTTCCCCTTATCCCCCTGATCCATCGTTTGCGGTGCTGCTTGTGTCCGCTGATCCTCTACATCCGCCTTGGGATCGTAATCGGCACCGTAAATCTTGTCAAGCAACTGGGTCCGGTTTTCGTAACCCACTTCGGCCAGCATCCCATCGACAACCGTGCGCCGGTCGATGCCGCCCGCATAGATGCCCTGCCTTCCGCCATTAGTCGCGATGTCCACCCAGGCCTGCACCATCGCGTGGATATCATGCTCGAGCACAGCCGGGAACCTGACGATGATTTCGACCGGCTGCGGCGCGGGGTTCTTGGCGCGCGCTTCCCGCATCCTGGTTCCCGGCGTCTGCCCGGCCACCATCAGCACGTATTCCAAGATCCGCGTCAGCGTTTCGACCCAGCGCTGCTGGATTTCGCGAAACTTGAGTTCGGTGGGCCGGTCAAGGGACACCGCGGTAGCCAGACTCCCGGTCGAAGCATCCCCGAAGAAAGTCTCGGGCATTCCGAAGGCGGCAGCGGCCATGAGCAGGACTCGCCGTGCTTGCTCCGGCGCGGTCTGCGTGCCGGCGGTTCTGAACGGCTCGATCTTGTTATCCGGTCCCGAGACATGCGCTGCTCCTATCGCTGGCGGCGGGTTGCGCTCGATCTGCGTGCCGCCGGCATCCGCAAAGGTCGTGGTGAGCAGCGCCTGATAGGCCGCGATCGCCGCCGGTCCACCCGAGGTTTGTACCAGCATGGCGAAACGCGCCAGTTGCTTCTGGATGGTGGCCCAGTCCTCGAGGAAATCCTTGTAAGCGCGCGCCCAGTCGATAGCCGCATAGATGGGCGGCACCGGCCAGCGCCACTTCGCCGGCGAGCCGCCGCCATGTACCCGATAGACCGGCATCTCCCAATTGACCGGCACGGCGCCCAAGTTCTCCGGCTTGTCTTTCGGATTACTTAGCAGATACTCGAGCGAGGGATACCAGGCTTTCTTGGGTTCACCCGGCTGCGTGCCGCTGGCCGTCTGGATGTTGAGCTGCGTCCACTGCCGCGAGTAATACCAGACGCGGCCCGTGTCGTCAGGATCGGTCAGCACGTCCATGATCTCGAGCGGATCGATGGTCTGAACGGTAATCTGGCCTTGCGGATTCGCCGGCAAGCCGAAGTACAAAGCGCCGTCGGTCTGGATGGAGTTTTCCTTGTTTGCTAATCCGATGTGGCTCAATTCTGCAGCATTTCGCTGCAAGAACTCCTGGATGGTTTCGTTCGCGGCTTCGTCTTCGGCGCGCATCTCAATCCCGCGGCCGAAGACGTACATGCGGCAGATCTCGGCGCCGCGCTTAATGATCGGGTTCTTGAGCGCATAGATCCGCGAGATGCGGATCAGTTGCTGCACGCCATAGCGCGAGAACTCGAGCATGGCGAGCGTCGTCTCGCGCACCCAGCCGCGGTCCTCGAGCGCCAGCTCCAGTTCCCATAGCCGCTCTTTTAGTTCAACTGGGGTTTGTACCGGCGCGGCCAGAGCACCCGATGCGCGCATGCCTTCGTAAGCTTGGGGATTGACGCAGGCGAGCTCAGCTTCGCGCAGCATCAGCATTTCGCGCATACGGATGCGGAGTTGATGGCGCTGGTATTCGATCTCTTCGGCGAACAGTGCTTGAGACTCGGAGGCCCGGGAAGCGGCTCGGGCCTCGCGAATAGCATCGCCTGCGCGGTCTAGCAGGTCACGCACCGGCGAAAGGTTGAGGGCACGCGAAGCGAGCCAGGCGCGGAGACGGCGCATGCACGCATGTTAGCAAGTTTGCTTGTCTACGTATACTCTGTCCAGGTGACTAATGTGGGTGTCCCTGCGGTCACCTGCAGTTGATAATAACTGCCCGCGAGCACCATAAAGAACACCTGCACGGTCGTAGCGGAATTGCTGGTATCGGCTACCTCGGCGACCATCGTAATGGGCGGATTGGCTGTATCCGTAAGCGCATTGATGGTCGAATTCTTGCCGCCGAGGTTCCAGCACGACATGACGAACATGGTCTTGCCGGTCGTGTTCTCATAGGTCACACCCGCGGCGCGGCTGCCGGTCACGACCGCCTGGCTGCTGATCGAAAGCTGAATGCCATTGCGATAAAAATGGCCCAGCACATTTACGTCGCCGTTTATATCCAGAGCGTAAGCGGGAGCGCTCTGAGCAATCCCCACCTTTCCGCCGGTATAGACAAAGCCCGCATCGCCGCTGAAGGCGCCGCCGCCGGCGTTGAACTGCACGGCATCCACCGGTCCACCGGGGGTGCCGCCGCTAAGTGGGTTTGGGTTGGTTTTGACAGTCGCTATGAATTGCTGCGGTTCGAGCGTGGCGGAAAAGTTCTGCGGCGCTTTAGTGGCCATAAGCGTTAACGCGTGATTTCCGGCGTGATGTTGGCATAGCCGTTGAGGATGGTAGTGATCGCTCCAGCCGGATCGATGACTTCTAAATCCCACAGGTAGCGCCCGGTGAGATTAATGGTTTCCGTATGCGGAATCGAGAGGTACACCAGAGGCGATTGTACGCTGGTTCCGATCTCTACGATCACCGTAGGGTCGTTGTCGGCGACGTTGGCGCGGATCTGGGCTTTAGCGGTGTAGCCCGCGATGATCTGATCCGGTGGCGTGGTTCCATCGGTCACCGTTACGGTCGCTGTGTAATCGTCGCCTTGGTAAATGGCGAGATGGGCGACGGTAGACATGCACGCATGTTAGCAAGTTTGCTTGTTAGCGGGAAGGCTTAGAGTTGGTGCGTAGCACCTTGAGCTCAGTCGGATCTACTGATTCTGCCGTTCCCCATGCCATGAGATCCGACACCAAATACCTGATGTTGCGCCCCTGCCTGTAGTATTTCGGCCCGCGTCCGACCATGCGCCAGTAATTGAGCGTGTTTGGTGTGGTCGCCAATATTTTAGCAGCATCACCACTGTTCACAAACCGATCATCCTGTGGTTTGAGATTCGCCTTCACTGAAACTTAATTCGCAGGTCTCGTCCGCACGGCTTGTACTCGATGCCCTCGGCGGTGATCATTCCTACGATGGCGATGGCTTCGGCTTGCCCCGGAGCGGTGATGCGTGCCAGCATGAAGCCTTCCGGTTTCTGGAGCATGATGCAGCCGTGGCGGGTGAGGAGGCTGCTGAGTTCTTCGAGGATGTCGCCGGCATCAGTCACAGCGCCATCTCCTTCCGGCATATCTCGTCCCACTCCGCTGCCCGCCGCCAGCTAATCGAACTCTTGGCCTGCTGCTCGATGGGATAGTTCACCGCATTGCCATTGTGTACCGCTGCGATGATGCGCGGCTCATCCGGCGCAAGGCCCAGCGCATCGATCTCCCGCAGCCAGTGATAATCTTCGCCGCGGCGCAGTTCGGGAAACTTCGCCCGCTCCCACACCTTGAGCCAGTAACACAGCGAATTGCCGAGGCAATAGCACTTGAGTCCGTTCGAATACATCCACGCTCTGCCTTCCTCCTCCAGCCAGAACAAACCGGAGCGGTAGCCCACGCAATCGCGATCAGAGGCTTCGAGCGCCGCCACCTGATCGGCGATTCGTTCCGGATGCGACCAGTCGTCGTCGTCGAAGTGGACGGCGATGGTGGCGCCCGCGGCGACGGCCAATTGCGCGGTGACGTTGCGGTAGTAGCCCAAAGTCTTGCCTGGCACAGCAGCATGCGTGATAATGTCCGGCGTAATGCGGAGCGAGGCGATGACTTCGTCTTCCTCGGGATTATTCGAGAGCACGATGAGGATGCGGTTGGGATAGGTTTGCCGCGAGAAGCTGCGCATGGCACGCGGAAGCAGATGGAGGCGTCCGGCGGTAGGCATAAGGCAGGCGACCAGCGGCGGGTTCATAATCTCAAGTCAGCGAGGTTGAACTGAAAAATGCGGCTTCCCTCTTGATACACGCTCGCCTCAATGCTAACGGTCTTCGCCTTGCGGATGCAGTCGTAGAAGCTCGCGATGCCATAGATCTTGACGCGGGTGTTCATGATAAACCATACATTGTTGCTCAAATCCGTTCCATGCGCGACGGCAAAGTAACGGATCTTGCTGTCGTTGTCAAAGTGCGCCGCGATGATGCAGTTGTTCTCAATATCGCGTGTGCAGGTGAACTGGCCCTTGGGCAACGCAAACAGCACTTCAGCTTGCTTACCTCTCACACGGACCGTCAGATGCGCTCGCTGCGGGCCTTCGTAGGGAAAATTGAACGAGACCTCGTTAGTCGAGAGCGTCTCCGCCATCAACTCCTGCCGGCCCATGAGATCAGTCTGAGAGTTGTAACTCCACTCCGAATCGTGATCTTTGATCCATTTGTCATTGGTCTGCTGTCCGTACATAGCGGACAGAGCCAACAATCCTGCAACTGCTAACTTCACTTTCTTTCTCTCTCTTTCTAAAAAATCCCCTTCGCGTCGGGGTTATAGCGTGCGGCTCAACTTGGCTTGTTCTTGCAAGCGCTGTCCCAGAAATTGCAAGGTGGCCCATTTACCCTTCGGAAACCATTCCGTGCGATCCTCGGCGACCGATAGCTGAAAATAGATCCACGCCCATTCCGCTGGAACGCTTCCGATGGACTCGAAGAGCAAGCCATCGCCGTGTTCCGCGATGGCCCAATTGCGCAGGCCAGTTTGCGTTTCGGTGCTAAATTCGTCGAAGGTCATCAGCCGGTCGGGCTTCGGCACGGTGTTCATTTCTCCTCCTGTTCGCGCTTCTCTCGCGCCCGCTCCCGTTCGGCCAGCCACTGCTGAACGACTTCCAATTTGTCCAGCCGCGACTCGTGCTTCTCCGCGGTGGCCCGCAGAGCCTCCGTAGCGGCCACCAAGTTCTGCGTTGCCAAATACAACCGGTTGAGTCCTTGCCAGAATTCTTGCTGTTCAAACTGATCCATCCGATTATTCCTCCACCTTCTTGGCCCGCGCCAGCTCGCGCCGTAACGCCCGCTCGATCCACGCCTTGAGATACATCCCATCGCGCTTGGCCTGGTCGCGCACGGCATCCCAGAGCTCGCGATCGACACCACGGAGCATCACGGTTTTCTCGGGTGCAGCGGTCATCGGTGCACCAGCCTAGTGCTAATGCGTTCGTTGAGGCGGCCTTCGGTTTTCGCGATTTCGCCCTTCAACTCCACGCGCGCAAGCTCTATTTCGCCTTTCAGTTCAACTCGCAAGGTCTCTATATCACCTCTTAGTTCCACCCGCAAAGCCCCCATCTCCGCTCGAATGGCTTTGGCTTCGGCGCGCATAGCGATGACAATAGGGCCGGTCACCGCCGTAATCAACAGAACGCCTCCTGAGAGGAGCAGCTTCCACAATTCGATGTTCATTGCTGCTCCCCGTCGCCATTGAGCCCTTCCAGGAACGTGCGGATGCCCTGAAGCATGGCGCGGCGCAAACGGGCTTCTTTTTCCTCTTGTGCCTTTTGCCGCTCAATCCAAAGGTGTTGTTGAGTTGAAAGTTCCTCCAAACTGCTGTGCAGGCTCTCCGTGGACTGCAATAAAAACTCTAAGCGTTCGTCAATATTCATTTCGTTTCCCATTCGCTACGCTTGCCCTGCCGATACCAAACGACCATCGGGTCTGCTTCCATCCCTGCCTCAAAAGCGTCGATATCGGCTCCAGCAAACTCGAATTCGATCACTTGCGGATCGATTGCGAAGATACCCGTAACTTCGGGGTTTGAATCGATAGAGGAGACAACAGGCTGAATGTTGCTGTCGGTGTCCACGATTACTTCTGCTGTGTAGGTCATTGGTTCGGTTTCCTTCAGTTTCCAGTCCCAGTCGTAGCCGCCATCGAACAGATCGATGACAGCTTCAAAGCCCGGCTGCAATTCGGCCGGCGTAGCATCCATGGCATCCTGGAGCCTCATCTTGGCGGCAGCCATCGTGGCATTGCGCCCCTTGGCTTCGTATGCGTTGGGATCGATCTTGTAACGACCATTGGCTTCGCTCCAAACCAGGCGGAGTTCGACCCAGTGGCCGTCCTCGTACCGCCCTGACACCAGTCTTTTAGGCTGGCTAAATGGCGTTACCGCTTTACGCCAACTATTTAGTATGGCGTCAAACTCGCCTGCAAGCGCATTGCTATGATAGCCGCTATTCATAAGTACGGCTGCCGGTATACCTTTGTTCAATCTTTTCATATTACTCCTCATCAAGCAATAGTGTAGCACGATGCTAACATGTTTGCAAGTTTTATTGCACACATGCCAACTTGTGTGCTTGTCGGCACCCCTGCCTCGGGTACCGGCAACCCCCTTCCGGCGCGTCCTGGCGCGTCTGCGGGCCACCAAATGGCATTCTGGCGGGCGTTGCCTGTTGAACTGCGGCAGCCGCGAATTTCGGACCACAGTCCGGCCGCCGCAGCTATGTTGGATTTACTTGTAAGGCCTCACCCCCCTCATTACGGAATTGCTGGCGGCTCCACGAACGCCGGCGACGTGGGGTCGAGATCGTTCGTCGGATCTGATCCGTACTTGTTCACCAGCCCCGTTCGCGGATCGAAGTAGGAACCCACCAGCACGGTAAGCGGTGGCTGCCAGTTCTGCGGCGTCACATTCTCGGGGTCCTGCTGATAGCACCACGGCGCGGAATCGGGTCCATCCGGTGTGGCACCATAGCGCGTGGTGTACGCACTGATCTCGTCCAACTCTAGGGGGTGCTTTTGGGGGAACATCTTCGCGATGCCATACCACTGGGCAATGGCTACCACGTTCTGCGCGCGTGTTGTTGCTTCCATGTTCGTCTCCTGTCTGTCAATACCTCGAAATCACCACCGGCTGTGACCACTGCATCGCCACCGTCCGCTGCTCCGGCTCTACTACCAAATCCGTTACCGCCCATACCAGCGCATCCATCCGGTCGGGCGACCGCATCCCCGCATCCGGCGCCCACTCGCACATCTGCTGCTCGAGCTCGGGCAGCCGGCCAACGTGATGCACCCGGCCCTGCTCGTAGAGCGCCGCCACTGGCTCGGCTCGCAGCGCCTTGCCGCGGGAAGCGCGTACTGAGCGGAACGCCACCTCCGGCGCAACGGCCCGGATATTCGCTTCCACCAGGTCGCCGCCGTTGTTGATTTCGCCGATGATCCGGTCTGCACGTTTGGTCTGATACGCCGTCACCGCAATGCGCGCCCAGCCTAACGGCGTTTCCCGGCAGCTCAAGTCATCGAGTACCACGATGTGATTCGCGCGAGTCAGTGCCGCAACGACGATGCCGGTTTCGGACGATTCTTCGTCGTGCGACACGGCCGGATCGATCGCCACCACCATGCGGATAATGGCTGAGTAATCCACATCGTGGGAGCTGATGCGCGCCGCATCGATCAAGGCTTGCGTCCACAAGGCGCCGGGATGATCCTCGAGAATTTCGGCTAACAGTTCCTGGCGGCCCAGGCGCGTGCCTTCGTAGCGCTTGATGATCGAATCGAAGAAGGCGCCGGAGAGGTTGGCGCGGTTGTCGTAAGTGGTCGCACGCGTGACGACGGTGTGCGGCTCGCTCAAGATTTCTTTCAAGATTGGCAGTGGTTTGGGGGTGGTGGTGATGATGCCGCGCGGATCGTCGCCTAAACGCCAGCCGAATTGCAGATTGTCCCAAGCTTCACGCAGGTAGCGCCAGGCCGCGAGTTCGTCACAGGCGAAATGCGAGCACTGCGGGCCGCGCAACCGCTCAGGTTCATCGGCTGAGAACAGTTCCGCAATAGCGCCAGTGTGGAATTTGATCAAGCGCTTCGATGGTTCGTACTCTGGCCGCTGCTCCCGCGGGAAGCAATTCAGCAAGCCGGATTCGCCCAACACCATCACGTTGCGCACGTCAGCCGCGGTCGGTCCCACCAGGTGAATGCGCTTAGCGCCTTGCTCCACCCACTGGCGCACGGTCTCTCCACCCATGCGCGTTTTGCCGAAGCCGCGGCCAGCGAGCACAGCCCAAATGCGCCAGTCTTTGCGCGAATCCGCGGCGCCATCGCTACCAGGCGGAAGCTGTGCGGGCCGGGCCCAGAAGCGCCAGTCGTAGAGCAGCTCTTCAGCTTGCTTCGGCTTTATCGTTGTCAGAATCCTGTCGCGCTCCAAGACGGGCAGACGCGCTAAGGATTCGGCCACGGAAAATGTCATAGGCTCGGTGCTCCACCTGGATCGGATCGCCATTGGGACCGCTGATGGCATGCTCGTAACGTTCGCGGTACTTTTCGGGTGCTGCGCCTTTGAGCAGGAAGATCAGCAGCGTATCGGAGTACTCGCGGATGGTTTTCAGTTTGCCGTTGACGCTAACCGGCTTCTCGACGCCTTCAACAGCGCGGCGCGTGGCTTCGTCTTCGAGCAGTTGCACGATGCGTTTCCGGCTGCGCTCAAACTGCGTTCGATAGTCCGGATCGGTTTCCAGCCAAACGTAGTGGGTTCTGCGGCTAATGCCCGCCCTCTCGCAAGCGACATCGACACGTCCGGCCTCTTCGTAGCGCGCTAACACTACGGCTTTCATGCCTTTCGGGTGCGGCGATCTTTTTGGACGTGTAACCGAGCGAATCACTATCAGCCAGCCCTCCGCAGCCGGTTCGTCAAACCCCGTAATTCCGTCGCTAACGCCGGCGGCATCCGCTCGCCTTGTTTCACCCGCACATTGAGCAACTCGATGTGCCGGTCGAGCTGCGGATGCGCGCCTTTCTTCCACACGCCCGTGCCGGCCTGCATGCGCTCGAGCGGAGCGACGTCGGCGGCGGCTTCCGCTTTCCAGCGTTCGTGTTCCTCGAGCACCGGATCAGGCGTGTTGCGCTCGTTTTCTTCGTACATGCGGCGGCGGATGTGGGCCGAAAGCGGCAGCTCCGTTGATTCAGCCTTGATTTCGTCGATGACGAGGCGTGCGATGGCGGCCGTATCCGCCACCTCGATGGCGTAGAGCATATCCTGCACAGCTTCACGCTTGAGCGCATGGAAGCCGTCATATTCCGACAGGCGGTTGAACTGTTCGCGAGCGGTCGATTCGTCAATCACGAGTTGGCTCCTTTCGCAAGTTTGGTTTTTTCTTCTTTGGCCAGACGTTTGGTGCGCATGTCTTCGACAATTTCATCGAGCATGACGTCGCTTTTGGTGCGTTTGGGCGGCGGTTGTTCCTGGCCGTATTCGATCCAGGAGGAAATACAGCGCGGGACGGTGGTGAGGAAGAGGCGAACACTACGTTGGGTGGGGGAATCGTTGCGGCAGCGGCGGACGGCGTCAGCGAGCAGTTTGTCGGAGAACTCGAGAGCGGAGGGTTGCGGGATGTCGGCGGCCGCGACGGCGGCGGTTCGAACCAGTTCGGTTAGGAAGCGAGCATCGGTGGCTGGGTAGGATTCGCGGATGGCGCGGGCGGTGAGTGGGTAGCTTTGCGAAGCTGCGTTTCCGTTCGGCGACGGCGACGACGGCGGCTGTTCGCGCGCGCGGTCGTCGTCGGAGGTAAAAACTTGCTCTGTAGAAATACTTTCAGACGAAGAAAAACGGCGCTCTTTACTATTCTGTTCTGTATATGACTGCATATGCATATGCGCGTGCATTGCATCTGCATCTGCATCTGCATCTGCATCTGCATCTGCGGACGCATTGCGTTTCCATCGTGAATTGGCGGCTTTCACTTTTGCTTCATAAGCCTTAACTGCTTTATTGCGTTCTACTTCCTGGCGCGGGTTGCGGCGGCGACCGTCCTCGGCAACAGGAAAACAAGGTTCAACAAGCGACCATTGCTTGACAAATTCTTGTTCGATCTGATGCCACTTATATGCTCGTTCGTTGCCGCGAACTGGTCCAAAGATTGTTCGGATCTTGCTCCATTCCTGCGGCAAGCCGTCGTTCATCCAGGCATGATTGAGGCACATGATGTACAGTCCGATGGAACTTAAATCCATCAGCTTGACCTTTTCGTCCATGTCGAAATCCCGGGGATACATAGGGTAATAACGCAACCTCATCCGCTCCCTTCACGCCGTCTTCCGCCGGCCGCCTAGCTGCAGGTCACGCACCTGGAGTCCGCTCTTTTCGTACCATTCAACGAAGCCATCGATGGATGGCTCAAAATCGATGCCCATGAGCAGGACCGTGGCGCCGCGGCGGCGTTCGCGCTCCTTCCATTCCCGCTGCCAGCGCGAGACGGGGCCGCCAGGGCGCTTGCATTCGATCCAGAGAATATTGGCCCAGGCGATGCTTGTGCTTGCACCGCGGGTATAGCGGAGGCAGAGCATGTCGGGCATGCCTTTTTCGCCGACGGAGCGCTGCTTGCGCTCGCTGTAGTTGAGTTCGAAGTGGCGGGTGTACCAGCCATCAAGAGCGAGGTAGTCGGCGATCTGGCGCTCCAGGTCGGATTCTTTTAGAGTGATTTGTCTAGACAAATCACGGTCAGAGAGCAGAGGCGGTTTCATCCTTCACGCTCCAGGCCGCGGATTTCGACTTTGGCGCGGACGCCGTCGGAAAAGAAAAGGTCGAGTTCGATGCGGTCGGTGTCGTCGGGGAGATTGGCTTTGATGAGGTCGAGGTTGGAGATGAGCTGGGCGAAGCGCTCTTTGGGGGTAACGCGGGCTTGGGGGAGGGTCATTTATAAAGTCCTGCTCATGGGTTGCTCTGAAGCGCGGCGATCAAGCCGCTGCTTTTTTCCTGTCTTCGATAACCACATTCCGCAATAAGGCCGACAAGTCCTTGATGTAGGCTTCCGAATAATCTATGAACTCTAAAGGCATCTGGTCGTCATTCGACCGGCCTTTGTGAACCCAGTAATTCGTATAGAGCGATGCTGCGGTCATCACCAATGTAAGCTCGTCTCTGAAATCGAATGGAAACTGCGGGTTCAGATGCACGATGGTGAAGGATGTTCCCTCCTGCACCCATCCGATTTTGTCCGGATCGTTCGAATCGAGTTTCACTTGAATGCGGCCGCCATTGGGATCGGCAGTCACCGAGCCATCATCTTTTGGATCGGTTTTGGAAGCCCGGCGGCGTTTCCGCTTAGGATCGGTGGCATGGTCGTCCGGATCCTCCGCTGGACTTTGCCGCTCCGAGCTTTTTCGCTTTTCCTTTATGGTCTTGGTGACTGCCGTCGAAAGCCGGATAGAGGCGCGATCCTCCATATGCTTGAATTCGATGTCTCGCCCTAACTGATCAGCCTTCTTTAGCAGTTCTTCAATTTCCGGGAACAGGTGAATATAGAGATCCTCGCGTTCCTCAAAGGATTGTTTGTTCCGGCCCAGGGTCCAATCCAATTGCCCGTCGCGGAGCAGCTCAAGATAAGCGTAAAACCGCTGAGAACTGTAATCGCCGAAGGCTTGATCCGTATCCCGTCTCAGCACCAGACGGTTCTTATATGCCACGTCATAACCCAAGCGATCAGGCTGGGCGTTATCGGCTTTAATGCCTGCGAGCAACCGGAAGTGCCGTCCCCCGAAAGTATCATCTAGGCGAAGTTCCTCCATAAGAACAGGTGGGTCGCACGGCGCAAGGTCAACACCGTTTATCGTAATTTTCAGACCGTCCCGCAACCCTGGTGAAAAATCGTACGCCAGATTTCTCAGCAAGGTTTCTGGAAACCTGACCCGCCTCGGCTCGAGCGCAGAGAAGACCAGTCGCGTAAAGGTTGCAGCACCCGGTCTGGCCGGGAGATTGGAATAATCCGTTTTCCAACGGTCATCTACCAGCCGCCAATCTACGCTGATCTTGTAACGCCGTATACCATTACAGGAATCAACGCTTACCACATTCGCGATCCATAGCGCCATATCCTTAAATCCCACCCCATACCGCCCGATGGTGTCGTCATTCGCGCTGGAGCTCTCATGTGCGCCGATGGCAAACAATGCCTCAGGGTTTTGAAGCCCGCGCCCGTTGTCCCAAATAATCAGGTCACCATCTTTCAATTCCACGCTGATACTGGTGGCTCCGGCATCCGAGGAATTATCAAACAATTCCTCCAGGCCGATTTTGAAAGACATAAACGGATTGCGCTTCATCCCTTGCAGCATGTGCGCCCGCGGGCATATATTCAATTGCGGCATTCTGTGAGAGCCTCCTGGATGCTCTGAATCAGTTTCGAACGTTGGCGTGGAAACTGAGCGCAGACTTTGCGAATCCGCGCAAGAAGTTGTTGCTGAATCTTCGCGAAACTGGAGCCAGCTTTTCGCTTGGGTTTGGCGGGCACACGGGTCCGCGCCTGTTGGGCGGCTTCCCGCAATTTCATGCGCCCCCGCTGCACTTGCTCCGCGAGATCCGGCGCACGAGTAATGAGAAAAACGGCTTGCTCAGCCACATGCCGCGAAACATCCGCTTTGGCCGCAATTTGCCCCACGGTCGAGCGGGCGTGTTCTGCGGTGTAATCGCGCGGGGCGATAGCTTCGCCTGAATCCTGGCGAAGCTTTTCCTTCGGTCGTCCGCGCCCGTATTGTTCCCCTGCCGCTTTCTGCGCAAGAGCTTTGCGCTCGCGCTGGATCATCACGAAAATCTTGCCCGTAATAATGGCGCGTTCCTCCGGCTCCAGATCCCGGCGGCTCAGGTTAAGCTCAGAGATCAGTTCGGAACCAGTCAGCGGCCCGTTGTATTCTTCAACGCGAGGTTTTACGCCCACCGCCAGGCAGGCCCGCAAACGGTTGCGCCCGTCCAGCAGCACGTCCCCTTGCACCAGGATCGGGAGCAACTGGCCACGTTCTAGAATGGAGCTTTTCAGCGCATCGAAATCGGTGTCGTCGTCCGCCAACAACGGGAACAACGCCGCCGCGGGATGCACCCGGTAGTCGCCGATGCGCTCTTCCACCACAGCCGGAACCATCACGCCCGCCCCTCCCCGAACTGCTCCGGCCGAGCTTTTCTCGCGCGCAAAAAAGAGTTCTCGCGTCGGCCCAACTGGCCCAAAACTGGCCCAAAATCCGCTCTGTAATTTAAAGCTGGTGCAACGACAAGGCTTAGCGCATCGGGGGAAAGGTCTGCAAAACCTTTACTCGGGGGTTCGATTCCCCCCCGCGCCTCCAACAACTTACCTAATAAATCAAGCATTTAGAGCTAATCTCCCGGTATGCCCCCGTAGGCCCAAAAACGCCCTTTCGGCTGCCCCAACTGCCCCAAAACTGCCCCGGAAACTGCCCCGGCCGAGTAAAGGTCTGGCAAACCTCTGCCTTACCACTTCCTGACAGAGATAGGATTGGCCGTTCACGCAGTCGCCTCAAAGCTGAATACTTCCTGACTAAGCCGCTTCGCAGCAATTTCGCAGTAGCGCTCCTCGATCTCAATACCTATGGCTTTTCGCCCTGATTCCTTTGCGGCTAGCGTGGTGGTTCCAGAGCCGAGAAATGGATCCACGATCAGTCCCCCAACAGGCGTGGATAACTGGACAAGGTGACACATCGTATCGAACGGCCTTGGGGAAGGATGCTCAATTCTTTCTCCAAATGATCCAGCCACGTTTCCTACATGAAAATCGCGATTAATATGACCGCCGTTAACACTACTGCTAGTACTGTTGTTCCAGAAGATTACAGGATCCCAGGAATGCCAAATGGGAGTAGGGCGTATTTGCGCAAAGTTCTTACAGGCAGCAAAAATACGCCAACCGTCTGGGAACCATTCGTGCCATCGGTGGCAATTAAGCATCGCCTGAAAGACGAAACACCAACCAGCAAGGCGCTGGCCTTGGGTTACAAGCCACCGCATGAGTTCAGCGTATTCTTCAGGATCATCCTTCCAGGTGGCTCGGGACCAATTGATTCCATACGGAGGATCTGTCACTAGAGAGGCGCACGCTTCGATCTGTGGCAAGATTTCGCGACAGTCGCCGCAGTAAATCGTAATACCCGCGTGCTCGTAGTACGGCTTCATCTATTTCGTCATTGGACCTTCTGGCTCCGCCGCTCTTCCACCAATCTGCGCTCGTCATTGGACCTTCTGGCTCCGCCGCTCTTCCACCAATCTGCGCTCGTCCCTGGCCCGCTGCGCTTGCTCCTTCTCCCGATGCTCCCCCACCGCCCGCGCCATCGCCTCCCGCGTCAAATGCACATACCTCTGCACCGTACGCAAGCTGCCGTGCCCCAATATCCCAGCGAGAATATGCACCGGCATCCCCGCATCCGCCTTGCGTGTCGCAAACGTGTGCCTGAGATCGTACAGGACAAAATTCAGTCCCGTCATTTTCAGAATCCGGCCATGCGGCGCATTAAGCTTCGTTAGCGGCCGCCCCGCCAGCGCGCCCGGAAACAGGTATCCACCCGAATTGGTTCGCAAACGCCGCGCCATGATCTCCTGCGCCTCCGGCTCGAGGTCCAGAATCCGCTTGCCCGCCTCCGACTTCGACCAGGCGATGCGAAACTGCCGGCGCTCCAGTTCCACATCCCGCGCGTGCAGGCTCATCACCTCTTCCGGCCGGCAGCCCTGGAGCAGGATCAGACGCGCGACGTCGTACAGTGCGCCCAGGCCGCCGCGCCAGCCCTGCCGCTCGCCCACCGCCTTGGCCGCTCCGAAATAGATCTTCTCTTCCTCGAGCGACAGCACATGCTCACGTTTAGCATCCTTGTCGCTCGGGATCTTCACCTTTTCCACCGGATTCGTGCGGGCCCACTCATGGCTCAGGAAATAGCGGTAGCCCGTCGAGAGCGCATGCAGATCGTGGCGGATGGTGACATCCTTCACGCCATGCTCCTTCCGCCGCCAGGCCTTGAAATCCTCGAGGTGCGCCGGCGTAATCGACCGCACCGGATCGGCCCCGAAGAAAGCAATAAGGCTCGCGAAACTCGTGCGCAGCCGCAGCGCTGTATTCGGATGCGCCCGGTATTCGCCGTCGGCATAATCGAGAAACGCTTCTGCCGCTTCATTGAACGGTTTCGCCTGAACCTTTACCGCCTCGCCGGCCTCGATCCGCTCCCGCGCCTTCATTTCCATTCGCAGCGCGCCGCTCTCGTTGCGTGACGTGGCCTCCAAACCGGTGCTTCCGCGATAAATTACTCCGTCCACCTGGAAGCGGTAGTGCCACTTCCCGTTCTTCTCTCTTAACGCCATCTCTCTCTTTCGTTTCCTTTCGCCGGGACAGGAGCCAGCGCTCGATGTCCTCCATGGAATAGCGGGGGAGGCGCCCGACCAGTATATAGGCCGGACCGCACTTCCGGCATCTCCAATCCGATAAAGTGTATTCAGATACGCCCAACGTCTCGGCCACCGCTTCAGGAGTCAATAGCTTCATCGTGTACGCTCCATCACCACGCTCGCCCCCGCCCGGAAGCGCAGAAACCGAAAAGCCAGGCCACCTCCCCCGAGGATCGACCCTGGCTTCCGGCCCCTACGCTTCCGGCCTCGAACTCGTCACCCACCGCAACTTGCGAAATTTGCCGAGAATCCGGTTCCACAGCGTCGGATGCCGGCGCCTGAAGTCGGCCTCGAGCAACACCCGCCGCGCATCGATCGAGACGATCGCCGCCGCATACCCCGGCAACTTCTCTGTCCTGGTCCAATGCCGAGACTCGGATATTTCCCGCATCATCGGATCATCAGAGAATACCGGCCGATGTTCAGGTCCGCTCCCGCCACATCCTCGCCGCGGCCAATCGCTTCCTTCAACATCCGTTTGTCGATGTCTATCGATTTGAGCGTGCCCGCGGTTTCATCCGGATGCTGATCGACCAGCCGGTACCAGACCTCGAGCGGCATCTCCACCTTCACCGTCTTATAGGCCGCCGGCACCTCCTCCGCATTCACAATCTCGACCGAAGCCGGATTCGACCTGGCACTCATGCTCGTGGTCTTGCCCGCAAGCTTGGGGAACTTGCCCTTATTGTCCACGCCCTGCGCCAGGATATAGCCGAGTACGTACTCCCTCACGCGATCAGCCGCGCGTTCGAATACCTTGCCGCGGGCCCGGATGCGGTCGGCTTCCGATTTCGAGAACTCGGCCTGTGCTTCACATTGGAGAATGAAGCGCGCGACGGCCTCCCTTTTGTCCTGAGCGGCAGCCAGAGACCGGGAGAGCTCCAGATCGAAAGCCTGCTGCTCGGCCTCCGGCACCGCTCCCTCCGTCTCGAGCAGTGCCGCTAAATAATCCTCCGCGGCATAGAGCGTGAGCGATTTGGATTGTGGTTCCTCCAGTATGCTAGTCGGCATAGACCACCTCCGCTTCCTCCTGCACATCTACTAGCGCCTTCCACAGCTCGTACACCGTGCGCCGCGCCAGCCCCACCTTGGCTACCGGATCACCCGCCCCATAGCGGCGGACGATGTCGTCGAAGATTCCGCGCCCGGTTTCCGTGCCGGTCGCTTCCTTCAGGTCGGCATAGAGTTCCGAGAGTACTTCCTTGATGCGCTCTTTGCTGCTCCCCATCCGGTTCCATAACTGCTGAACCGGCTCCGGCACCGGCTCTTCAGCCTTGGCTGTCTGGCGTAACTCGGCTAGTTTGCGATCGCGCACAGCGGCAACTTTCTCCTCCGAACCTACACCCTGCTGCGGGGCATGGTCTTCCAGGTCTTGCGTGTAAAACTCCGAGGCGCCCGTGCCGATCATGACAGCCTGTACGAATGCTCTTTTCTGGGCCATTTTTTGAACGGTATTGACCTGGTCGAACACATCCGGATTCGGAATGCGCCCCACCGTCTGGCTCTTGATGGCCGGGTCGTCGTCCTTGAACTGCGCACCGCAGCCGTTCTTCTTCTTCCAACAGAGCCACCCGCCTCCAAATTCTTCCTTGCCCGCAATAATTGCTTCCTGGCCGCACTTGGGACACTTACGCCCGCCCTGCCGCCAGCGGTACTTTGCCTCCCAGGAATTGCAGGAACCTTCCCCCGCGCCCACTACCCGTTCGCCACGCCGCAACTGGCACAGATAACGGATGTTAAAGAACGGCTCGCCACCGTGCTTCTCTCCCGTCCAGTCCGAATCCTCCACCACGGACGTAAAAGAAGGCTCGAAACCGAAGTAGTAACACAACTTCTCGGCGCCGGATTTAAACAGCACCTTTTTCGAGCTCGTACCCGGTATCACGCCGTAATCCTCACCCTCTATCAGAACCTTGTTTCCAAAGTCCAGGATCTGTTGCCGTCTCTTCAACGCCATCTCCATGCTCATTACCGGCATGAAGTCGCCCGACCCGACCGCTATTTCCTGCGGTTTGGCTGGCACTATTTCCATCGTTTGCGTTTCCATTATTGTGAATACCTTTCTAATCTCCGATCAAATTGTTCCATTCAGGCCACACCCTCCGAGCGCAGTCGTCCAATTTCGCGCATCACCGATTTGGGATGCGCCGCCTGGCACACGTCCGAGCAGGAGTACATCGTGTCCCCCAGGTTCCAGTCGTCCACCCGCTCCGCATGGGCCGTCATGTGCTCCCGGCACCTCAGATCGCCGCACTCCTCGCACATCGCCCAGGCCTCGCCGCCGCAGCTCGCGCAGCGGAAGCAGGCCTCGCAGAAGTGCAGATAGGGCATATCCTGCGGGCTATGGGAATGCTCCCGGCAGATCAGCGCGTTGCAGCTATCGCACTTCAGAAAGTCTTCCGAATCGTGGGCATGCTCAGTGCAGTCCGCAGCCGAGCAGTGAAACTCGTATTGGTCCGCGCAGATTGAGGGCGCGTAAGGTCCGTAAGGCATTAGTTCTTCTCCGTTTGTAGTTCTGTCCAGGCCAATTCCACACCCCGGTCCAGAAATCGCTGAATGGTCTGTCCCTTGGCGGTCAACCTGGCGTGTATTTTTCGTTTGCGTTCAAGTGGCAGACGATACACCAAGGACGAAGCTTTTTCGCTTGCCGCCGGCCGCCCCCCTGGTGTATGTTTGCTAGTAGTAGAATCGTGCATTTGTTAACCTGTTAACATGTTAACAATAGAACAAGCTGGCTGTCAAGTCCTATAATGCCGGAAAAATTGGGGGGGATGAAAGGATCTAGGTGAATTCTAAAGAGCCGCAGTTGTCTTTACGGGTCAGCCCGGAGCGCAAGCGCGAGGTTAAAACGTGGGTAGCCGATCATGGAACCACCGCCCAAGCCGTGCTTGAAAGGGGCTTAGCGGTGGCCATGAAAGAGGAAAAGATTTCCGCGAAAAAAGTTTTGAAGAACTCCGAAAAAGTTATATCCGTCGAAACGAATTCGGCATACAATATTCATGCTGAGAACGAATGGCTAACCTTTGCCGATTTTATTTTCAGCACCAAGAATCTTACGGTCATTTATGGATTGCAATCCAATGTTTGCGCCTTCTTGGCTATGCTTGACGATGACGGAGTAGGTGATGAGACGGATCAAATCCCCCCAGAAAATTTCACAAAGCTCCTTGCTCGCGCTCGATCAGCTTATGCAAAACTCAAGCTTCGTACAGATCGAGATAAAAAAGCGAAAGTTACGGCTCCAGAAAGCACTGCAAAAAAGATCACCGATTGAGCCCGGGGAATTTACAGCCGTCCTAGTGGACGGCGAAGTGCTGGTAGTCCCAGAACCGCTAGAGATCACACGAGGCTGAAGCCACAACGCAATAGATCACAACTGCTTCTGAATGGCATCCTCCGTCGCCATCTGCAAACTCGCGTCGTCGATGGTATCCCCTAGCGATTGGACATTGGGATCACCAACTACCGCTGGAGCGAATCGAGCGGCGGCCATATCGGGATTCATCATGGTATTCTGCGCCCATTGATAACGGGTGTTGTGCGCCGCAACGGACGGAAGCTCGCCCTGGATATAGCTTGCGAAGTGCAAGCAGGCTACCTTGATACGCCCGCGAAAACTCATGTCGTTCATGAGTTGCGCACTCGAATCGTAGTCGAGCGGACCAGGAAAATTGCTCTTGGCCGCGCCTTGTGTAGGTGTCATAAATTCCTCCTTTAAGAAATCCTCAATGTTCCGCCGAGATAAACTCCGACCGACGAGCCGGAGTTAGAAGAACCAATCGTGACCTTGATCTGAGTTCCGTTCGATGCAGCCGCTATGACCGCTTGATTCAGAGTGCCCGCTCCGAAAGCGATATAGGTCGCGACAGTACTGATATTCGCCACGATGGAGACTGGCAAAGCGATGTTGATCGCATTCGTATTCGCCGTTCCCGTGAATGAGAAGGAAATCTGAACGAAGAGGATGGAGCCAAACACAACATAGAATGCCGCGACCGACGTAATCGTTACCGCCGTGCCCACATTGTCCGTAACAGCAGGCGTATAAGCCGTCCATGCGCCCGGTGCGCCGCCCGTGAACGGCGTCCCGTTAACTCTAAATGCGCCCGTGCAGTTGACATCACCCACAACGTCGAGTTTGTAAGCGGGATTCCTCGTTCCCATGCCCACATTACCGCCAACAGGATTGAGCAGAAGCGGCATTGCTCCACTGGTAAGACGTGCCTGAAGCCACCAGCCATATGGACCTGCATTATCTTGTGCCGTTGCCAACTCGACCCCGCCAGTAGCACGCACCACCAAACTGGCAGCAGCACCGTAGGTCACTGAAGGAGCGTAAATCGAGGGATCAATAACCGTAAGAACGCCAAATGGTACGGTCGTCCCGATGCCCACCAGACCCGCGCTAGTGATCCGCATGCGCTCCGTGGGGGTGTAAGAGCCACCTACGGTGAGGCCGGAGTTGGTGTAGAAAATAAAGTTGCCTTGAAACAGTTGCTGAATGCTGGCATAAGTGCTTTTCGCTAACCAAGCGGATTGATACGCCACGCCACTTGTCAATGAAGCACCACCGCCATTATCCGCATACAAATACGCACCTGTGTCTGTGCCATCGTACGAAATTTGCAACTGCGAATTAAAGCTAGAGCCGCCGCTGATCGAGAGCTTGTAGAGCGGGTTGGGTTGCGCGATGCCCACGTTGCCAGAGTTGGTAATACGCACAGCTGGACTCGCCGCATTATTCACAAAGAAGTCATAACCGCTGAAAGTGGTTTGGAACCCGGTAAACGCGAGAAATCCGTTCACACCGCTCCTGGCAATCGTGTATTTATCGTTACCGGCATCGTTCAGCACAATGCCCGCAACCCCCGAGGCGGTGGTGTCTTCGATGGTTAGTAACGGCGCTGCGCCGCGCATGTGTAAAAGCGTGCCTGGACT